AGGAACAACTGGTTATCAATTTGTCAATGGTGTTCTCGCAGAAACATTTACATTTACTGGAACTATAACTGATTGGAATGGTGGTATGCACTTTAGTCATTGGCATGATGGTTATACTAGAGGCCTTATTGGAGAAATCTTTGGATTTAGAATAACAACAGGTGTTGCAAGATATACTTCAGCGTTTAGTGTTCCAACAGAACCGCCTGGAAGAAGGAATTAATAAATGGCAGAAACAAGAAATAAAAATATAGTAAAAGCTATAAGTAATGCATTAGTTCTAGGAGAGATAGACACTACTGGTAATATTGCTGGTGGTGATTTAGATGCAGATACAACACCTCAACTTGGTGGTAATCTAGATATTAATGGTAACGATATTATTTCTCTTGCTGGTGCGAACATTGATATCTTACCACATACTTCAGGTAAGATAAATTTAGATGGTGATGGAAGTACAAGTGGTGTTAGTGTAACAGATGGTCTTATTGAAATGCGAACATCTACTGGTAGTGTTGCGGCTATTGATATGTATTGTGAAGTTAGTAATGCACACAAAGTTACAATTAAACCACCACCTCATGCAGATTATAGTGGTAATGTAACTTTTCAACTTCCATCAAGTAATGGTACTAGTGGTTATCTTTTACAAACAGATGGTAATGGTGTAACAAGTTGGGCAGCTGCTGGTGTTACTGGATTTGATTCTGCCGATAATACATCATCACCTAACAATACTATAAATGCAGCTTCTCTTACAGTAAATTCATCATCAACAGATGCAGATTTTGTTATTGAACCAAAAGGTGCTGGTGCGATTTTATCTCACATACCTGGCGGTGATGCCGCTACTGGTAATAAACGAGGTGCATTTGCAATAGATTTACAACTCAATAGAACAGATGGTACTCCTGCGGCTGGAAATGTTCCATCAGCATATGGTGCTACTATTATTGCTGGTTATGATAATAAAATAGCTGCTAGTGGTTCTGGAACAGACAATTCTAATAGTGCAACTGTTAGTAGAGGTGCAATAATCGCTTCTACTGGTAGTACAGTTACAAGTGCTTCATCAGGTACTCAATATCAAATAAAAGAAGCTATAATAATTGGTTCAAAAGATAGTAGTCTTACATCAACTGGTGCAACATCTTATCAATCTATAATAGCAGGTGGTTCAGTTCATACAATTAACGGTCACGATAGAGGTGGAATTTTCTCTGGTAGACAAAACACTCTAGGTAATGGTGATTATAGTACCATAGTAGGTGGTTATTTACACAATGTTAATGGTAGTTATAATAACGCCACAGCTGGTTATGACCATCAAATAGATTCTACAGCCATTTACTCATCCATAAATGCTGGTTATTTCAATGAAATAGAAGGTGATTATACTTTCATAGGTGGTGGATATTCTCACTTTATTGATGACGGTTGTCAATATGGTGCAATAGTTGGTGGTTATAATCATACTTTAGACGGCGATTATGCTGGAATGTTTGCTGGTAGAGATAACGCTATGACATCTACTAATTCTCAATATAGTGTAATATTAGGTGGTTATGCATTATCAATAGCAGGAAATTATTCAGCTATACTTTCTGGTGTTTTAAGTGAAGTTACTGGTAATCAAGCAGCAATTGTTGGTGGTTATGACAATCATGTTTCTGACCATTACTCTGTTGTTATTGGTGGTAGAGATAACGATATAGATGGCCAAGGTTCTGTTGCTCTTGGTGGACATCATGGTTATGATCATGGAAAAAATGCTAGTGTTATAATGCCTGCTGGTATTTTTGATAATTCTTGGGATGATGGTGAAGCACAACAAAAATACAATACTGTAGCACATGAAACAACTGATGCAACACAAACTGCATTAAATACTCACGCTGGTGATCTTACCGTTGGCAGTTCTTATTTTGCAGGTTCTTTAAATTCAAACGGCGCTTCTTTATTCAAAATAACTCTTATTGCAAATGTAACAGGTGGTGGTGATACAAAAGCATGGACATTTGAAGGTGTTTTTAAAAAAGGTTCTTTAGCTTCTTCTGTTGCATTTGTAGGAACACCTGTAAAAAATGTCATAGCATCAGATACAGGTGCATCATCTTGGGATGCTGATGTTCAAGTAAATACTACTTATGGTGGTGTAGAAGTGGCTTGCACAGGTGCGGCTTCGACAACAATTCGTTGGGTTGCTCAAATATCACAGACACAAGTTGCATTTTAATTAAAAGGAAAATAAATAATGGCAATACAATTAAACTTAACAGCAGAAAATACTAAATTAAATGTTCCATTGAATTCAGTATATGCAAGAATATCTAGTTTAAGAGGAAACAAAACAACATTTGAGTACAATGTTCAAGTGTTTATAAATGAAACATCAGCAAATCCAGGCGAGGGTTTAAGAACCTCAAGACCAATTAGAGTTGATAGTTTTAGTTTTCCAATAACAGATATTGACAATACAAATATAATGGAATTTTGTTATAATCATTTGAAAACGCAAACTTTATACACAGAGGGAGTTGATGTGTAATGACTATTCATTTAAAACATCAAAATGCAGGAGATGTAATTTTACAAACTGATGCAGATGGTAATTTACAGATAAATCCAGATAATACAAATGGAATAGGATCAGTAATTAGTTCAGGTGTATTGTATGAACACGCACACACAATTAGTTCAGCATATTCAATATCAAGTGGAAATAATGCAATGAGTGCTGGGCCTATCACGGTTGCAACAGGCGGTAGTGTTACAGTACCCACAGGCTCTGCATGGACAGTAGTGTAATATTATAAATAGAATTAAAAGGAAAAATTAAATGGCTACTCCAAACACAAGAGATACATTTAAAGAATATTGTTTAAGAGCATTAGGGAAACCTGTAATTGAAATAAATGTAGACCCAGATCAGATAGACGATAGAATAGACGAAGCGTTACAATACTTTGCACAATATCACTATGATGGTATTGAGAGAATGTATCTTAAATATCAAATAACATCTGCTGACATTACACGAGCTCGTTCTAATAACAACTTAACTCAAGTTACTGATGTTGATAGTTCAACAACTGCAACATGGAAAGAAGCAAAGAATTATATACCTATTCCATCAGCAGTTATGTCTGTTGTAAAAGTTTTTCCTTTTACAGATAAAGGTATGCAAAACTTATTTGATGTTAGATATCAATTAAGATTAAATGATTTATATGACTTCAGTTCGACATCTGTTTTACACTATCAGATGACAATGCAACATTTAGATTTTTTAGACCATATTCTAGTAGGTGAAATACCAATAAGACATAATCAACATCAAAATAGATTATATCTTGACATGGACTGGCAGACAGTATCTGCTGATGAATATATTGTAATAGAATGTTATAGAAATTTAGACCCTGCTACATACACAGATGTATGGAATGATATTTTCTTAAAGAAGTATGCAACTCAATTAATTAAAAAACAATGGGGTGCAAACTTATCTAAATTCCAAGGTGTGCAAATGTTAGGTGGTGTTGTTCTGAACGGTGAACAGATTTATACTCAAGCTCAAGAAGAATTAAATAAACTAGAAGAACAAATGCAACTCGCATATGAGTTACCACCAATGCACATGATTGGATAATTAAATGCCTACTAATGTATATTTCGACACAGGTACAAAACCAGAACAAGCACTCTATGAAGATTTAATCATAGAACAGCTTCGTATCTATGGGCAAGATGTTTACTATATTCCTAGAAACATGAATAGTGAAGATAAAGTATTTGGTGAAGATGAATCATCTTCATTTGATGACGCATACCTGATTGAAATGTATATGGAAAATGTAGATGGTTATGAGGGAGAGAAAGAATTAATGTCTAAATTTGGTTTAGACATAAAAGATGATGCAACATTTGTTGTTGCAAGAAGAAGATGGGAACAATTCGTTTCAGTTGATAATAATTTAATTGTATCTTCAAGACCAAACGAAGGTGATTTAATTTATTTTCCAAAAGCCTCAAAGATGTTTGAGATTACTTTTGTAGATCATGATGACCCATTTTACCAAGTACACAACTTACCAACATATAAATTAAAGTGTAAGACATTTGAGTATGGTTCTGAACAGATTGATACTGGTATTGCAGAAGTTGATGCAATAGAAACTGATAATAGTTTAGATCAACTTGCACATCAAGTAACATTAGAACAAACAACATTTACTGAAGGATTTAGATTAGAAAGTGGAGAGGGTGTATTCTTACTAGAATCTGATACAGATGGAACATCTAATTTAATTACAGAAACACAAACACATAATGGTTCTTTATTATTAGAAAATCCAGTAGAAGGTGCAGACGCATCATATATAATATTAGAATCTTATGTTCTTGATTCGATAGATGAAAGAGCACAAAATGATTTATATTCAACATTAGATGATAATGTTTTAGATTTTTCTGAAACAAACCCATTTGGAGATGCAGGGATAGATTGATATGATAGGACAATATTTTTATAACGAAGCGACAAGAAATGTAGTAGTTGCATTTGGAACGCTTTTTAACAGAGTACAGATTGCAAAGAAAGATAGTTCTGGTAATGTAACACAGACTATGAAAGTTCCATTAGCATATGGGCCTAAACAAAAATGGTTATCAAGACTACAGGAAGACCCAAACTTAAATAAAAAAGTTGCAGTAACATTACCAAGATTAGGTTTTGAAATATCTGGTATTGAATATGATACTGCAAGAAAATTAAATAAAATAATCAAAGTTAAGAAAAAAGTTGATGGTGTTGATTATGACCAATTAAAGTCAGGATTTATGCCTGTTCCTTATAATATCAATTTTGAATTATATGTAATGGCAAAACAATCTGATGATGCACTACAAATCGTAGAACAAATACTACCATATTTTCAACCAGAATATACTGTAACAATGAGAGAAGTTCCAGAGTTAGATATTATCAGAGATGTTCCTATTGTATTAAACAGTATCAACTATGAAGATAATTACGAGGGTGAATTTACAAGTAGAAGAGCTATAATTTATACAATGAGTTTTACTGCAAAGTATTTCCTATACGGCCCAATCACTTCTACAAATGTTATTCGTAGTGTTCAAGTTGACCAGTATACAGATATGCCAGTTAATACACCAAAAAGAGAACAGAGATATACAGTTGAACCAGACCCAACAAATGTTTCACCTGCTGTGTTTGATCCTAATGATGATGATAACTTTGGATTTAATGAAACTGCATCATTCTTTGAAGATGCAAAAACATACAATCCAGTAACTGACGAAGATGAGTAAGTCAACTGAAGTCCTAGACGGAGTATTAGGTATAACTGATGTTGTAGATAATGCAATGTCTACTACTACAAAAGAAGTAGTAAAGAAACCAGTTATTGTGAAAACAAATGATGATGACATTGACAATGATTATAAGTATCAAAGAGAAAACTTTTATAATTTAGTTGAAAGAGGTCAAGACGCAATAGATGGTATTTTAGAGCTCGCAAGAGAATCTGAACACCCAAGAACATATGAGGTTGCAGGTAACTTAATAAAACAAGTTGCAGAAGTAACAGAGAAACTTGGTGATTTACAAGAGAAGATGAAAAAACTGAAAGATGTTCCTAGTAATGCACCAAAGAATGTAACTAATGCACTTTTTGTAGGTTCTACTGCTGAATTACAAAAATTACTAAAAGGAAAGAAATAAATGTCAACAACCATTACAAGTACATCAATAAATGTTAATAATGCTACTGACCCATCATCACCCTCTACTGGTGATTCATACTACAATACCACAACAAATGATTGGAAATTTTACAATGGAACTTCTTGGATACCTTTAGAAGAAGGTGCTGTACAACAATATCCAATAGAACATCTAGGAAATTGGGAAAATAAATCACCATCACAAGGTTGGTACTGGATAAAACCGCCAGGTGCGAGTGAAGCTTTTTTCTGCGAGTATAGTGGTGGTGATTATAAGTCTACTGGTTATGGTTTTTGGAGATGGTGGAGATGTAATGATGACTATCATTCAATTTTAAATCATCATTATAATAAAGGATATCAATGGAATGTTTTGATGGTAGAAAAAGAAAATACTGGTACATGGCAAACAGCAGGTTTTAATACCAATCAAACTTTTAATCAAAGAAATAGCACCGCCGTATCTACATCAGGTACAAGGACTGGATATAGAGTCTACTTTGGGTATGCTGGAGGTCATGGAATATATAATACAGGTCAAAGCGTTTGTAATTGGGGTAGTTCTTCTGGTGGTTTAGGTTCAGGGTTTAATGGAAGCAATTGTGGTTCATTTCCAGATAATTTATACATGGGTACTGGTGGTGGTTCTAATACCTATGGTAGTAGAGGAGGTGTATGGTCTTTTTGGTTTAGGTGGTTAGACACATGAGTTATATTTGGCAAAATCCTAATTTTGCACGACCACATAAGTATGATGATTATATTGATTGGTTAAATGCAGAAGATCGTACGGCATATTTAGCCGCTAAAGAAGCTACTATGGATGCAGATTATTTTATTCTATGGAAACAAGATTTAGTAAAACAATGTCAATTGAAAAGATTTGAAGAATACCCATCTATAGAAGAACAAATGGAAATGCAGTTTAATGATAAAGTAAATTCTACTACTACATGGGATAATGCAATTAATATGGTTAAAACTAATAACCCAAAACCAATTATTGATTAAAA